TACTGATTATATATCCGTGCTGTGACAAGAAACTTTCTACTATATATTTATTTCTTTTTACAGTTTTATTACCTTCCTATCAATATTTCCATCCTTACACTAAAATCCGGATGCGGATTACTAAATATTATACCTCCTCCACTGAAAAATTCACTAGGATTGGACAAATCCCATCCCTCTTCAGCTGAATTAATTGATGATGTTCTCTTGCCAGATAAGACCATTAACTCACCAAGATAGTTTACGTTACCGCCATATTCCCATTGTATGTATTTTTGAGATTCTACCGTTGTTGCTTTATAATCAACCCTTACAGCTATAAAAGAAACATATCCGTAATTGTCTGCTATGTCAGTTTGACTAAGTAGAACTGATTTACCTGGTCCAAGATTTATTCTATTTCTTGAATATGATTTTACTTCCAATTCGAGATCTTTCATTAATAGATAGCTTGGAGGATTTATGTGGGTGCCGTCATCCAAAACTAGATTTCCTCTATTGAATAAAAATCCTTCCTGTCCTTCACCCGGACAAATTACTGGTCTTGTTGCCATTTTAGTTTGCTGTTATTATTGTTAGCTTCACCTCAAATTTAGTTGGATTAGTGAATATAAATCCTCCTAAAGAACTATAAGGTTGACCGTTATCAAAAGGATTAGCGTCCCAACCTTTCCAAGATGATCCATTTTTAATAGCACCAGTCAATACCATAAATTTTCCCATTATGTTTCTTTGGCTAGCTTTATAGTCCCAAAAAAGTATCTGGTCATCAGAAACAGTCTCCGGCAAATAATATGCTCTTGCTATTAACATTGATATTTCACCATTTGTACTATAAAATGAAGAAGGATCCAGGTTGAATGATGTGTTAGGAGCTATTAAAACAGTTTGTTTTTGATAGTCAGAAAAACTTTGGAGCGGATGGAAAAAATTGGTTAGATCCAAAAAATCCATAGTTTTTGATTGATTGACGACATCAAGAGATTCTTTTATGAATCTTATTTTGGTCGGTTCGTTAAATCTAGTAAATGTGGCTTGTATACCATCGATTAATGATTTTCTATCCCTTGCTATGTTTATGTAAGTGGTAGTGAAATCACCAGTTGCACCATTCGCCGGGTCAAGAGCAAATAAGCCGCTACCTCCAATTAATGGTGTTAATCCAGGTAAGCTTGCCGAACCACCTTCGAAATTGTTTATATTTTGGTCTTCTTGATCTGCCACTTCTTATTATTATTTTTATTTAATGCTGGTTGGATCGGTGTGGAATGTATAGTTCCTGTTCTCGAAAGAACCGGATTGCGAATCACTATCCACGACATCCGATATTTCATCATGAGGTGTTTCAATTGCATCCAATACATCATGAGGTGTTTCACTTTCAGTCAATTTGATTTCATCCTTTTCTGGTCTTATGTAATCAACTAAAGATTTTATAAAACCTAGTGAAACAAGAGGCAATATAGCTCCACTTATTAGTGAAAGCATTCTTTTCTGATAAATGATGTCATCATCAACAAGGCCAAATAATTCGACCCATGAATTAAAGCTAGTAAGGTGAGTGTATGCATAATAAGTATTTCCCATTGCTTGCATTAGAGTTAAGACTATAAAAAGAGTCCAAATCATAAATTTATTCATCTTATCCAATACGATTAGAGAAGCTAAAGAAGCAGCAGCGCCAACCTCAAATGCAAGAGCTAATGATATAGCCAGCCAATCAGGATTTGATAATTTAAAAAAATCTATGACATGTATAGTTGATATTACTGATACTATCAAATACAAACTAACAAAAGTCGATATTATAAATATTTTTAAAACCTTGTTATTCATTACTTTTTACTTAATATCTTTATGTCTCTCTCTATTTCGGTCTGTCTCTGAACATCTAGCATCTTTCTATCAGTTGCTTGTATCATTCTTTTCTCTGAATTCAATCCCTCTATCTTAACGTCATTTCTGTTAGGCAGGCTATCTAGCAAAGATTTTTGTGATTTTAACTCCTTTTTAATACTACTAAGATCCGAACTAGCTCCGCATTGTCTTAATGAAATTAAAATTAAAAGAAAAATTATTATCAGGTTAGCTCTTTTTTCAATTATATCAATCATATTGTTTTTATTAGATTTATTGTTATCTATATATCTAAAAAATATTTGCACAAAAAAAGCTAGCACAAAGCTAGCTTTTTTAATGCTTGGTGTCAGATTAACCTAGAGAAATTCCTTGCATAGCTGCATTCAATTGCTGTTCAAGATCTTTTATGACAGAAGCGTCTTGTTTGGTATCAGTAAGAGCCTGATCAAAAGCCTTGTACAGCGAAACAAAGTTACGAGCACTATCAACACCCTTACCCTTTGCTTTAGAAATAAAATAGTGACTTGCCTCCAAAGGTAATGCACCCATATAGATTACACCATCCTTGATTCCGTCTTTTTTTATTTTCTGAATTTGTCTATTGATTTCCAAAACACCTAAGGCTTCCGTTGAATTCCATTCAGCTTCCTCGGTCATATATTTTTCATAGAGATCCATAACATTAGAATCACAAGAAATTGCATATACCTTGGATCTTATCTCATCTTTCTTTTTTGATATTTCAGCCTCTAGCGAATCAACTAATTTTTGATCGATATTTAAGCTAAATTCCTGGCTCGGATCACTAGCGTTAAAGTCAACCACTTTTGATGCACCAGGTCCATTAGATTCCTGCATGCTTTCTGATTTTTTATTCTTTGTCATAATTATGTTTTTTATTCTTAGTGTTTTTTTTAATTTTGTTTCTTATCTTATATCGAAAACATCGAAATTATTTCGGTTTTCATCAAGATAAACTCTAAGTAATTCAGTAAGATCCTTAGCTGGGTATATTTTAGGATCGCCATCCGGTCCGATGTGACATAGGAATCCTCCTTCAGTTTCTATACCCAATTCATCCTCAAGTATCAGCCTATACATACTTATCTGAATGGAATATTCATTATGGTGATTCTCGTAGAGATGATTGAAAGGTCTAAGTAGCTTCTTATATTTTCCCTTCGGATGACTGTCGTCCTTAAATTCACCATTAGTTTTCCAGTCCCCAATAATCAGAAAAACTTTTTCCCTAACGGAATCCCAGAATAAAAATGGCTGATCTATCGTTCCTGCTAATCTCCACTTACGAGAAAATATTCTAAGCTCAGGTTTAAGCGGAACCAATGTAGTAAATTTTCTTGAATATAAATCAAGAAATTTATTAACTCTCCTAGTATATTCGCTATCGTCATCAGCTGGGAATTCTCTTATCCCACACCAAAAGTCTTCAATGTATTTATGTACCCTGCTTCCTAGATCCGTTGCGGTGTCAGCCTTTACCTTCCATTCATTTAATATAACTGATGTGTCTACACCTCTTTCGACTGCTTTCTTTTTTGACCAAAATTCCTTATTGAATGGCTCTTTGAAAGTTTTAAGAAGAGTTGTAACGGAATCATATTTTACTCCTCCGTATCGATAAACGTGACTTTCCTCATGAAATGTAAATCTACCGTCCTTGAAGAATTCAAGTTTTCTTTCTATTTCAATTTTCTTTTTATCTAATATTTCCTGCATATTAGAATAAGCTGATTATAGAATTCCATTTTACCATTATGGTTATTATAGCCGCTATTTCAGCAATAAATCTAAGTATCCACAGTACACTTATATGTCTGAACAAGAACTGATAAACAACCAGATATGCCTCCTCATTAGTTCCGGCAACAGGTTCTATTCCCATCGTTATTAATTCCTCTAAATTTAGAGATTGGAGGTAGGTGTTTATTGGCTTAACTTCATTTATCACAAAAGAAGGTCTAGATTCCTTTGGCAAGTCGGTTGCAAGTAAAACTTCGAGTGGTAAATTAATGACAGTGTAAATTCTGTTTATTTTATCAATTCTCAAATTTTTAGCTCTCCAGATTGGACTTAATCCCTCCTCCGCCTTTATTGTTCTAACATACTCCTTATATAAGGAAATCTCTTTGATTACTTTAAATATTCTAAACATAATAATACTTTATTTATTATAGAAGAAAACAAATCAATGTTTCCCTTCCATTATTTTCTTTATTTTATTTCTTGCCCTTCTTATTCTTGTAGCAATAGATCTTTTCTTTATACCGTACTTCTCTGCTATGTCCTTATATTTCATATTATTGATTTCTCTGTCTATCATAATATCTCTATAAAGATCAGGAAGTTCCCTTATTTCGCTAAGTACTGATTCGTAGATGGCATCCATATCATTTTCCTCACTCATAAAAGCATAATTGAAGTCATCCTCCATATTATATACACCACCCATGTCACCTATTGTATTTTTCTCGGAAAGAAACTCAATTTCAATATCGGTTCGGTTATTATACTTTTTTCTTGACTTTAAAAGAAGCAGGGACTCGTTTCTAGCTATGTTATAACACCATGTGGAAAAATTTCCTCTGTCATCATTATATTGCTCTATCTTCGTCCATATTTTTGCCATTGTATTAAGAAATGCATCCTCCGCTAATTCTTGTTCCTTAAGAATAAGGTAACAGTGATTTAGTACACCTGGTCTTAATCTATCAAATAAATTTTTAAATGACTTGTCAGTCTTTTGTGTGATGAAATCCTCTGCTAACCTCTGAATGTTCTTCTCTTTTCCTTCCATATTTATTTGATGTTTGATTTTACTATTTCAATTCCCGCTTCTGCTAAAAATGCTATAGATTCAGGTTTTCTATAAACTTCAGAAAATACCACTCTCTTTATATCAGATTGTATTATTAGCTTGGAGCATTCGTAACACGGGGACAATGTTACATAAAGGGTAGAATCTACCGAACTCTGAGTTCCTTTTGCTAATTTCGTTATTGCATTTGCTTCCGCGTGCAGGACCGAACTTAATGTGGTATCTGGGTCACTTTCACAAACATTAGGGAATCCTTTTGGTGTTCCGTTATATCCGTCAGATATTATTGATCTGTCCTTAACTATTAGACAACCAACCTGCATTCTTTTGCAATATGAATTTTTAGACCACACTGTTGCCATTTCAAGATATATAGAATCTCTTCTTGATTGCGCAGGATCCTTATCTATGGGTGACTCACAACAGGAATATACCTCGTATCTTCCTGCAGATATAGGTGTTATTGACCAGTAAGGTATTGATAGAAATTCGGCATCGACAAAGTCCAAATTTGTGTAGATATTCTTTGTTATTACTCTTTGCATTTTCATCGATTATATATTATGATGCAAATATAAGAAAGTTTCCCGGTAAATAAAAATTTTTTATTAAAAAGAAGTAAAATAATTAAATTCTTTTGGAATTTGGTCTAAATGGTGAGTCCATAGGTGAAACGCTCAGAGGACCATTTAGAGCATTTAATATCTTAGATAGAACATCAACAACCTCGCTCATGTCTACCTGACCGCCACCACTACTTGGTTCACCCGATCCACCAATTCCAGCAATTCCCTTAGCCACATCACCAATGGCAGATTTTGCGCTATCACCAATTCCAGATATAGCGCTTCCTATACCAGATTTTGAAGTTATATCAGAAATACCTTCCATTACGTTACTACTACCCGGGTTTGCATTCTCCTGTTCAGTAGATTTGGGTTGTGACATTTTTTTGGAAAGAGATGGTATTGAATTTTTTATTTCAGGAGCATTAGCAGGTCCCATTAATTTTGGCATTTCTGTTTTACCAATAGCACCCAATATACCGGAAGCAGCACTAACACCAGCCCCAGCGTTACCCATTAATTGAGGGGGTACAGAACTAAGCAAGCTTGCTCCCTTATTTACCATACTGCCTACATCAATTGGGCTCTTTTCTTTTGGAGCTTCTTTTTCTGCTTTTTCTTTTTTTTCGCCCTTACCAAATATTTTGGAAAATAAACCTTGCTTTTTATTCACAGCTTCAGGTTTTTCAACGTCTGCTTTTTTTGCTGCGGATGCAGGTGCTGTAGCAGGCGGTGCAGCGGGGGAGGCTTCATTCTTAGTAGCTGGTTTACCTAGCTTCTGTATATCCTCCATAGTGAATGTATCGGATTCCTTAGCACCCTTATAATTATCAATGAAGTACTCAAGCTCATCATTAAGCTCAGCTGGATCTGAATAAAATTCAGGATCTTCTTTTAAAAGCTCGCTTCTCTTTGCATCGATTTCCTCCTTGGAAGGATATTTAGCACCTTTTTTTTCTTTAACTTTGGATTTAATTGATGAAGGGTTGCCTGATAATATGGCCTCGGTTTTATCATTTGGTATTACTGTGGTATCTTTCGGAAGATTAGCAATTTCCGGTCCTTTTTCTCCCACCAGGTAAGCACCAGGATTTTTAACCACACCACCACTTTCGAATGCACCAAGTAGCCCCTTGCCCATCTTACCAATGGATCCAGAAACAATATCCTTTATTCCTCCTCCTTTTGTTAAACTCGAAACGTCCAAATTTTTAAGATCACCTAATCCGCCTTTCATGTCTGCTAGTCCCTTAAGATCTATTCCCTTTATACTTTGAGTTAAATCTTTAAAATCTAGTTTCTTTAAATCGGTGCTAAGTCCCTTTATATCAAGATTCTTTAATCCGTCACCAAGACCTTTGAAATCGAGTCCCTTTAAATTCTTCGAAAGACCATCAAAATCCAATCCCTTTAGGTCCTTTGAGAGACCTTTGAAATCCAGACCCTTGATGCCATCAGTTAGTCCCTTTATATCAAATCCAGTAAATCCTTTAGCTACTGAAGATAGTTCATCCTTCAGTCCCTTAAAATCAAGTCCCTTTAGGCTATCTAATATTTTGGCCTGATCCTTTGCTCCCTCCTTATTTTCCGATTCATTTTTTTCAGTAAGCTCGGAGGTTACAGTTGTATTCTTTTTCATCTCGCCGGAAAGTTTCTCAACATTCCTGCTAAGATCCATTATTTGAGAAAGTAATTTTTGATCAGTTGCCATAGTATACTATATATTTATTTCGTGAAGCTAAATAACTGTTTAACCCCATCTCCAGCTTGTATTTCCGCATTTTCAAGTTCTATTGCGGAATTAAGTTTATCCAGGAATATTTGATATTCGTAGAATGGTATACTCTCCAACCATAACATATCGACCGAATGTTCGTTATGCAATCTAAACTTTATTTCAAAGTAGTTCTCCAAAGATATCTGAAATAACGAAAAGAGATCTGAGTCCGGAGGGAAAGGCGATGTCTGCAATGGCCTCCTCACCACAGGCTGGACAATTCACCTTAACTTCAAGGATAGTTCCAATCTTTATTTTTTCAGACAATTCGAAATATAAACTATATTCCTCTTTGGTCCAATAATCGGATTCTCTCATCCTTAGATATATTGACTCGTTTGTTAAATCTCTCCATTCACCGAATATGAAAGGAGCAATTTTAAGAAATCCGTCATCGATAGGTCTTTTTTTGTTAGCGCAATCGGTTATGAATTCACTTATTTTCTGATTGACACCTATACTAGGAACAAACATTTCTATTCTTTTGTTTATTTTTTTGATGTCAAAAGTAAAGCCTTTAGTTTCCTGATTATAATAACTAATTATTCTATCGTCCAGTTCATAGGAACTTAAAACACCGGTTCTTAATTCTATACCTTCACCTATCGTGCATTCCTTAGTTTCCTTACATTTTTTCTTTGGCTTAAGTAAAATTGAATTTTCTCCTCTAGTAAATGTTAAATCTCTTATTGCGAGAATCAGAAAAAATCTATCCTCCTGTTTTAAATCCCTATATGACACCACGCCTTCACCAGGAAAATCAATTCTAAGGCATCTTTCGAGCACGTAGCTTAACTTTTCTTCTATATCCAATCTATCATCTTCGTCGATCATTGAAAAGTGTCTTATCTCCTTTACTTCAGCCGATCTGATTGCCATCTTTGTTCCGTTGGGATAGAATAATCCGCTTGAAGGTAATATGGAAACCGGTACGTTTTTCCATCCGGTATCAAATGCAGGAGCTTGTGATATACTCTGAGCCTTACCAAAAGAATTGGTCTCACTTATTTTTCTAGAATCTATATGATTTTGCTCAATGTATGATTGCTCTCTATTTGTGTTAATTTGTTCGTGATTAGCTGGGCGATCTTGTGGCTCGATTTTCTGATCCTGATAGATAGGTTTGATTATAGATGGATCCGGTTTTATTTCAGGTTCGTATTCTATAGAAGGCTGCTCCATAACGACAGGTTCCTCCGTTTCAGATTCGGTTTCTAACGAATCTTGATTAGGTGTTAGGTAATTTGAAATTAAATGATCCGAATATTGATCAACGGGATCATCATACACAAATTCACTAGCATCCTCTCTTCTTCTGAGTATTTCTTCAGGTGACATATTATCCATAAGGGTTGTTTTTTATCTATATAACTAACAACAAAAAAAGAGACCAATTTTTGATCTCTTTTTTTATATGTGCAATTTTATTATATAAATAAATCTTCCCAATAATCACAAACCCAAGATGTAGTAATGGTGTATATTGATGGATTCTCATAATCAAGTTCCATAGAATTTATTGCTTCAGAAATGAAGCATGAAGGGATTCTAATTCTTCTAAATACATCACCATGTTTATTAAAGATTGATATAGAAATAGAACCAACGTAATCGTTCTTTATACCCATTGCTCCAGTAAGAGGATTATATATTAAATCCGACCATTGTCTAAGTATCTTATAAACAGTCATGGAATTAGAATCATTTAGATTCACCTCAAATTCCATAGTTAATGTCATGTCACTGGTTGAAGGCTCGCCACCAGCATATCTTCTGGTTGCAAATTTATAATGCTGATCTACGGCTGCATTAGGAGCAATATCAACATTAAGTCCAGTTATTGATTTAACCTGTTGGGCTAATATACTTTCACCATGGAAAGAAGTATTTGCAGCAACTATTGCAGAAGGAGGATTTATAATAACCTCAAACTGATTAAGATAAACAGGTTCAAAGTTTTTTATACCTGCTCTAGAGTTTGTAAAATGTGGTAATCCAGCCATTTATAATAATTATTTTATATGAATAAATCTTCCCAGTAATCAACCGCCCAAGGGAAAGCATCTATTTTATAGATCTCGGTAGATGTATAGTTTAAATTCATTGGGCTCAAAGCTTTAAGAGGAAAACAATCTTTACATGTTATTCTTCTGAAAACATCACCATGTTTATTAAAAATAGAAACCACTATTGTACCAACATAATCATTCTTTATACCCATCGCTCCAGTAAGAGGATTATATATTAAATCCGACCATTGTCTCAATGTTTTGAAGACATACATAGAATTTTGATCATTAAGATTGACACTAAAACTAAGACTAAGGTCCATATAGGTTTGCTCAGGTTTAGCTCCTGCATAATTCCTTTTAGCGAATTTAAACTTCTGGCTTACTGTGCCTGGATTTTTATCAAGTGCAAGTCCACCAACCTTAGTAACATGCTGCAATAATATTGGTCCACCAGCAATAGCGGATGGAGGTATAATAGTAACTTCAAACTGGTTTAGATAAACTGGTTCAAATTTATTTATAGATGATAGCGAATTCTGATAATGTGATAAGCCGGCCATAGTTAATTATATTTATTTATTGAACTGGCGGATTTACACAAACTGTATAAATCCTCCAGAAGCGATTCCACCTGTTCTAGTAACAGTAATTCTATTAATGAATTTTTGTATACCTCTAGCTGGTTCTACTATTATATCTATTATACCCATGTTCATATCAATTATCGCAGGGGTATTATTCGATGAATCCATTATGGTTTGGTATGCATAGATACCACCACCAGCTCTAACACCATCAAGGTAATTATCAACAAGAGTTTTAATTTCTAATCTTATTGAATCCTCGTTGAAATCAAATAAGTAATTTGCTAATATTTCTTGTACGTCATTTTCTACACTAATAAGTAGATCTCTAACGTGTACCAAGTTGAAAGCAGAATTAACTTGTTGGTAAGCAGTTTGGTTACCCATTATAACAACACCAATACCTCTTCTTTTAACGATTGGATTGATACCAAACGGTTCAAGATTTGCTCTATCCTCATCAGTAAAATCATATTCAACACCAACGATATTACCACCGCTTAGTATACCTCTTTTTTGTCCAGCTACAATTGCATAAGGTTCACCATTAGCAAATTTTCTAATGAAATTATTAGATACAAGAGCTGCAGGAGGTACATTTATATTTCTATTCGAATCTCTCATTGTTATGAAAGGAGAATAGAATGCACAAAACTTAGCTCCATCAGCCTCCTTAGGTAATCCAAAGGTATAGCTAGGATTAAGAGATAAGTTACCACCATCCACTATATACGAAGTATTTAAACTTGGATATGGATTTGGAGCGGTAGGTGCATTAGTAAATCTAGGATCCGTGCTTTCTCTAAATTGTGCCATCGAAGGGGCATTTATTATAGCTAAAGCTTGTTGCCTTAACATTGCAAGTCTACTAAATTGATATTTGGATTCAGGCAAGATTTGTCCGCTAAATGTGTCAACGATGTATCTAAAAGATATTATATCTTTAGCAGCTAATGTTTTAGCTATATTTGTTTCATATAGAACATCAAGTATATCAGTTAATCTAGCATCGCTTCCATTTGGTCTATGTCTTTCGTTCATAGTAAACCCTTTAAGATATGTGAAATCGAAAGATTTTGTGAATTGAGGTATAGATTTGAATTTCTGTACTCTGACACCAACACCGGAAGTATAGTAAAGTATAGGTCTAGTTGAAATTACTTTATACACACCAAATGTAGCAGTTGATGCAACAGTTTTAATTTTAGCCAATCTGCTCTGTCTGTTACCAGCCAAAGGTTCGCATATATCTAAGTCCGTTGAAACTATAAGATCACCTACAGAGAATGGCACATTTCCTTGTGAATCCTGAGGAACTAAAAATGTCGTAACATCAACTCTTGTAACGTCAACGTAATCATTTATAGATCCAACTTGTGAAACTATATCTACTTTTTGTGCGCTTACTGGTAAACCAACATTATTTGAAGCATAGCTAGTACCAAAGTCAGCTATATTTACTATTGAATTTTCTGGTCTAGCTGGTTGGCTGTATGCTCTAACATAGGTTAAACTAAATTGATCCTTATCAATAGTATTTTCAAAAGCTAATGCTTGTTCAGGATTTCCTGTTGAACTAGTCCATATCGAATCGTCGTTCTCTATTTCTGCAAATTTATAAGATTGGTATAGTGGAGAAGCGTTATATGCGATAAGTGTTTTAGCTATTCCTAAAGGTGCACCTGGGCCAGTTACGCCATTGATGTTTGTAACATCAATTCTATCAAAGTAATCGGAATTACCGAATTGATAAGACTGTGTGTATAATGGTTGGTTACTTCCGGAAGCTCCAGTATTATAAGAAATCACCTTGTATACAGGACTAACCGTTACACCCTGCGAAACATAGGCATCAGTATCCAGAGGATGACTAAATAATATTCTAAGCTCGCTGCCAGCATCAACAGTACCAGTAATTTTAAGTTTGATAAAATCTGCTTCATTAAATTGATTAATTAAAGCTCCAGTTAAACCAGATGCTGTATAATGAACCACACCCAGTATGAATTTCTGATCGTCAGAAGAATTGACAGACACAAAATCCTTTAATGCAAGTTTCTGTGCAGCAGTATTGAAATACCCAGCAGCTCCTGTTAATCCAGATGTTTGCAGATAATGTAATCCCCCATATTTTAAGGAAGGATCATACGGAGCAAAAGCACCAGTTGCCACACCAGCAGTAGCACCTATAACTACTCCACCACTTGGACCGGGTGCAGTTAATTTATATAGTGTTCCGACACTCATACCAGATGTATAAGCCGTTGCTCCAGTAGCATCAAAGAAAGGTCCAGATCCAGTTAAACCTACAACCTTTTGAGTGTACAGATAATCATTCTGAAGTGCTTGGTCGTAACTTAAAAAGTTTATTCTAGGATTTGGTAAATCTCTATCCCCAGTTAATTCATCGATAAGGTGATTACCAACAAGATCTATTCTAGATGTATTTTCGCATAAAGCATCAAAAGCTTTAGCATCGATAGCACAGAATAACCCGCTTGAAGGCGTATTATTATTTATTAAAGTTTGTATGTACTGATTGACACCATTAAGATCCACGAAATTTGGAATTATTGAACCTGTTATGGATTCAACTATTGAAACGTTAGGATTAGCAAGGAAAGAATCTATTCTGCTCTTGATAAATCCATTGTTTGTAAAATATGTACTCCAAAGAGGATCTAAAGAAAGAGCCGTGTAATTTGTCCAGTTTCCATAAACTGCAATAACGTCCACAAAATAGTCAGACATGTAATCATATGGATGCATAAAGCTAGGAACATTATTAGCACCGTACCAATCTATTGCAAATATATTATATCCAAGTAATGGTGCAGTTGAATCGGTAGATTTCCTAACAATTATACTCATCGGAGATTTTCCAAGATTGGTTAAACTAAAAAGTTTACCCTGGTCAGCTACACTTAATGTTGCTAAGAAATACTGAGGATCTGCAAACCAGAATCTCTCTTTGTTATAGTATGAAGAGTACAGTCTGTTTGTTACTACACCGTTATATTCCTCAGTGTCTACTGAGAACGCACGATACGTAACTTGATCGGGATCAGCACTTTCTAAATCATCATTCAATTTTAAAAGATTCAATGCGAAAACTGGTCCAGCGTTCAAACAAGTTAAGATGGATCTTTGGAAGAATGATCCTCTATTTTCTAGAGAACCGTCGATATCTCCAAATATTGATATCATTGTTGTTGCGTCTGGTATATAAACCGGCGTATTGAATGGGCCCTTATTAGAGAAACCCACAACTAATCTAATAGTTTGAGATGTTAGGATCACGTTTTGTGACGCGTCAAATTCAAGTGTATAAACTCCAGATGCTCTAAACTGAGAGTAGTCTATTTTTACCTTATTTGCCATTATTATTAAAGATATTTTTGCTTCTGATCTATATATCGAAAAGAAAATTGGAATTATTGGGAGACTTCTGTTTTGATTTTAAATTAAAGCAAATTATTGAAGTCACTGTAACCTCTACCCTCCTTGGTCTTAGGTCCTTTTGTAGTTTCCTCTTCGGACATCATATCGCCCTCAAGTTTTCTGAGAATCATATTTTTATATGGATTATCATTCTCAAGTTCGTCAAACATTTCTCCGACCATCTGATTGAATTCATAGCCCTCAAATATTCCTGATAGATTAACAAGAGTCATCGCTACATCGTCGTGTCCGCTCTGACTGGAATATGTTCCTCTATTATTTAAACCAAAAGTAAAAAGCTCAGGTACAGTCCATTTCTTTTCGTTTATCATTATCTTTCCCTCTTTGATTGTGCTTCTCAGTAATTCACAATACTTCATTTTATTCTTCTCGTTATACTTTATGCCGACCTTCATAACCCTTGCTGCTTCGGTATGCTTAGTAAAAAGAAACATTTCATCGAAGAAATCGTCCTTAGCAATCATCTTATCATAAAGCAATTCACCTTTAAAGTTCATCTCTAAAGCTATCTTAACTCTATCAACACCTATTATATTTAAGCAAAGTATCTGTAATATTTTGAGGGTGTCTTCCAATTTTATTTCATTGTCTCTGAAGATGCCAACTTGTATAAGCCCAAAAAAATCGGATTCGTCCTCGTATTCAACAAGGGATTCTATAACTGATTTAGGTAGTGGTGTCACTTTAAATATACTCATAACAGTATAATCACCACTTCCCCCTCCGCTAAGATCTATCGAAATAACAAACTTCTTTCCTGGTTCGTCACAAGTGTCAGTATCAAATTTAGGATGCCAAACTAGATTTTCGTAATTCACACCGGAGTAATGTAACTCGGAAAGTTCCCTCCATGCGTATTCAATCTCGTTGGTTCTGATCTTTCTCAATTCCTCCGATCCTAGTAATAAACTTGAGGAGCTAAGAAATTGATTACCATATTCCTGATTGAAAAGTTCCTGGCTACCTAAGTTACCTATCTCCCTTTGTCTCCATGCTTCATCCCTTCCTGGTACTTGCCACCAGTCTACTCTAATTGGGTTGAAAGTATTATCACCAGTTAAAGCATCACGATAAATCTCATAAAACTTATTCATACCATTCGGTGTGGACGTTATAATGATACGGGAAACCGCAGATGATGAAACAGTCGGATATGTTGATCTAAAGAATGCATCCATAAAATTATCATTAATGTGTGCAAACTCATCCATATAAAGGAAGTGAATAGTAAATCCAATACCGGAAGATTTAGTGGTTGTTTTAGCTAATACTCTACATCCGTTATCAAAACGCATTGTCATAACGTTATTGACTATCATACCAGGTTTAAGAAAAAATGGCAGGCCTTTAACGATTGATTTTATTTTATCCATTAACTCCTCCGCGGTATCACCAACATTGGCAAGTATCATGGCATTTTTGTCGTGATTAAAAAGAAGATACCAAACAAGTATTATGGAGGATGTTATTGACTTACCAACCTGTCTTGGTGCCAAAAATATATTAAATCTATTGTTCTGATATTCTCTAAGTACCGATCCCTGATAGTCCCTAAGTCTTATGTAGTCAAGTCCATTATCAGTCATTACTTTACAATACTTAGCAAAATATGTGACATCCTCCGCACATTTCTTCATCTCCAATAATTCATCTTTGGTATATTCCCACAGAACATTGGCTCTTTTCAATTCCGGATCGTTGTCATGGAAAGGATTGGGTACACTTTTATAATCAAGTCCCTCCTCATCAACCTTTCTCATTAATTCATCAACCCTCTCAGTTGACCAGTTGGTACCCTCGTGTTTTTTATCTATTGATGGTAAAGCCATATATTTTTATTATAGCAAATCATCCTCTATGTAATAATCATCGGGATTTCCACCCTCGTCATTGTTTATCATATTTGGATTATTTGCATCTATTATTTTTTTATCCCTTGCGTTAACCACGGCATTAGTGTCAACTATTACTGGTTTTACGTCAATGACCTCGCTGGATATTATTTCTCTAAGTCCTTCCATTATACCTCGAGTACCTCTTGATTTTATTCCGCCATCGCTGGTTAGTGCTGATGTTGAATATCCATCATTCTCATTATATCTGTCCATACTTAATCTACCAGCCTGAGACTTCTCATCAATCTCTATTCTGGTTTTCTTGTAATTAGCCTCCATCTTTTCAAGATACGTTTGGTAATCCTTAGGCATCTGCATTATTTGTGATTGCAATTGGGCAAGAACTTCATATAATCTAGGGTGGGAATTACCCATGTCTATTTCCTCTATTATCTTTGTAATTGCATGCTGAGCAGCTTTAAGTTGAAACATCATGGACGATATGTTTATGGCATCAGCTTTTCTTTTTCTATCCACGTGAGAAGCCTCCTTGGATGATTCAAGATCAACATAGAAATCAGTTATTGCATCAAGCAATTCTGTCGCGTCAGCGTATGCGGACGACTTCTCGCCGGCAACATCCATCATATCAGACGATCTCATTCTCGGTAGCTCGTCAGTATTAGGCATGAGTACATCCTCCAAAGATTCCTCCATTATTATGGAGTCTAAACTCTGTTTGATTCTTTCCTCGACAACCTTCTCCGGCTTTGGTTTTCTTCTTGGCATAATTTATTTATTTCTTGCGAATTTAGGCGATGTTAATAAAGGTTTAGCGTTATCTATTATGTGTGCTAGCTGTGCATCTCTCACAATATTCTGATTTAATACCGTTGATTGATTGTCTATATCTATCATATTCTTAAATAATCTCACATTACTAAGGTATATTGGACCAGTATAAATCTTGTAAGAATTATTATCAGTCAAGTAATAAGCACTTAATTTATTAGTTTCAATATCTGAAGGGGCAGAGAATACTATATGTGATGTGAACATTCTTGAATCTTCATGAACAATTGCTAGCTTACTTGATTGCTCGTTAGGATTAAGTGGATCATAAGTCATTTTCCATATATTGGAAGCTATCTGTTTGTATACATTAGAGAAGTTTATTACAATGCCGTACCATTCGCCATATTCAGGTTTAAACTGGAGAGGTGTATTTATGATGGTGTCATTAAATCTTACAACTAAGCTTCCCTCACCCAGGAATTGATTTCCGTCCTCGTCAGCAACTCCGGAATGTATGATGTCAGCTCTAAATCCCTTTATGACAGTTTCAGTTTCGGCATAAAGTCCGCTTATTAAATTTCTGCTTTGTGCTTTCTGCATTTTCCATGCTATTGGGGCATTAGCAAAATCGGTGGAAAGATTCTCAACAGTAAATGTGTATTCATCAGCCACATCAATAACTTTATATCCACCGCTGTGTTGTAAATCACCCTTTATTGCAACGTAGCCTTCAGGATTCGTGTCATAAGAAAGCCAAGGCTCCAGCTTATGTTTTCTAGGATGGCTACTAAAAACTAGAGTGTCAGAGCTGCTGCTGATTAGATTTATATTGATGATGGAATTTGGCCTCTTTAACATCTGCTGGTTATCATAAAAATCTCTAAGATTAAACCATGCACTATATGATAGCTCCTCACTTGCTTCCAATTTAGGTAGCATTTTATACCTTACTGCATTCCTGTACATCGATGGTGCGGAATCAAATTCATAATCATCAACGAATGCTCCCAATAAATCATAATAATTATTAAGAACTATAGTCCAGTTATTATTTAGATCGTATCCAACTATTGGTAAATTCTTATAGATGTAAGATCTGATAGGATCCTGTGTCAGTTGATTGTTTGTTGTTGCGTATTGTTGAGGTTTAGATAATTTCAATTCCTCGTCTCTAACTTCCTCGCCAAATAACGATTCCGTTGTTAGCGATATACCATCAAGTTCCTCTTTGTGTGCAGGATCAAGGAAATACGTATTACTTTTCGGATTATATTTTTTAAGCTCCATTTTAAAATAAACAGGTGCTTGCATGAAATCTCTAAAAAGGTATGTTGAATTTATCTCGTAGATTCTATTGGTCAAAGGGAAGTATATTATGTCCCTCTTTCTTGGCTGCGAGCCCCTACCGAAGATGGATTCGAAATATCTTTTGTCCATCTGAACCTCGAATACATCCTCAAACTGTAATCCAAAAGGATCAAAGTTAATCTTGTTATCTGGGAATTGATTCTGATTCACCATTATCTTAACACACTTCTCGGAAACAACATTAAATAATGTGTATTCCTTTAAAACAACATCCTTACCTCTCGCCTGTGGTTGAACTGAATAGTAATTCGCATCAAGACCAAATAACTTATTTACCATCAGACTCAAATCCTTGTAGATATTCAGTGCCTTGTTGACAGCGTATGGATTAAATGTAAATTTGCAATCTGAGAAAACAACTGGTCTATCTGATATTTCATTAGAACAAGTTGGTGCAGGTTTTCTTATTGGAATTTCCGGTGTTTCCGCATAATCAACATCGATAAGAAAAGATATTATTATTATGGATGGATCTATCGGCTCGTCGCTGTGATAAATTACTGTTCCGTCGTCATTATGTAAAACTGAGGTGAATCTAAATTCAGGATAGAATTTATTATTCGGATCGAGCTCGATTGCAAATATATCAGAAAAGTTATTTGTTAATCCCCTTAATGCAGTCCCGACGTTTGCCCACAAAGACCACGTTTTACCATCTATGCTATATCTAAAATCTATCGAAATGTCATCAGCATCTATTGTTGGTTCAGTATTATTACTTTGGATAGCGTCTATTATCCATCCTTTATATCTTATAACATTCTCGAATGGTTTATCCCATGACAATACCCTGTAATTACCTATATACGTGAAGTTTAAGGCACTATCGAGTTGTTCCATTCTCAAATCATAATAGGAAGGGCTTTCACATGGCATATACATCGTATTGCCGTCGATAACGACCTCATGAAATCCGCTGCATCCAATTTGTTGGGCTCTAGCTAGGGCTGCTCCTGATGTGCTGTAGATGTTACCTGTGGATGAATCAATTATCTTGTCAGTGTTCTGTAGCCCGTCATGATAAGCATATCTTGGATCGGATATGTTATACTGCTCACCGTTACCGTTATATACTGGCTCGCCTTTCTTCGGAAATCTATTTTCAGGATAAAAACTCATTTTGATCTAATCTTTCCCTTATATATCAAAATAATAAAATACGTAACCACTAAATACTAAAAAAGGACCCGATAGGTCCTTTAATGTAAACTGATGTGTTCAATTACTGCTTTACGAAAACACCAGAGGCAAGATCCAATCTGCCAGCTCCATACTGCGTGGTTATTCTGATCTCCATTTCCTCCTCTTTTTTAGATATGATTGCTGATTGCTCATATAGCTCAGCAAGCTCCTCATTAAGCATTTTGAAATCTCTCTCATAGAAAGATTTCTGAACATTTAATCTGCCAACTTTAACAACATTTTCAGTTAAGCTGTCTTTTAGAGATTGTATTTCCAAAAGCAGGTCTTCTGGCAATTTAATTTCCTCGTTCTTATTTTCTTCGTTCATATAATTTATATTTACTATTTATATTGGTCAATTGGTAATTGTTTCAATTAAGATTAAAAATTAACATCCAAGTCCAAGAAGTTCTAAGCGTAAAGAAGTAGAAGTAACAATTGTACACGGGAGACCACATATAATTACACTATTATCGGGGCTAACAAGGGCAGTAACTGTTTGTCCGTTACAATTCGTATATGTGCAAGATGATTCTATAGTGGGAGAAGGATTTGTTAATCGAACTGTGTAACACTGAGATAGATTAGTGGTACATTGTGTTGCTATCAGAGACTTTCTACCAAATGGTCCCAAGTCAATTGACTGCTCCTCGACACAATACTCAGCAGATGCCCCACCTGGTCCAACGTTAATATAAAATGTCTGATCACAGCCGCATAATTTGAATGATATTGTACTTTTACCACCTATAGTACTAAATGTGTATGAGTTACATACAATTGGGCAAGGTCCTTCAGTAAATGTAAATGAATCATAATCGGATTCTGGATCAACCGACCATGTTAAAGAATACGGTGGAGTAGTACACGAGGCTGTTGCGGTGGCTTGTGTTTGCCATTGACCTGGTGTGAACCATTTTTGTATGGACCAAACCCCCGCATCGCAAAGAATTTGCCATTCTGGTGGGCTAAACGGATAGCCATAATTAAAGTATCCCGCTGTATTTTCCTGAAGGTATAGAGTTGTTGTTGTTTCACCACCGGTTGTTGCAATTAAACAACCTTCAGTATTTGTAACTGTTGTGCTACCGCAAAGAATAGTAAATTCTTTATCCCAGTATCCAAGTAGATCCCCATTGTGTGAGAAAGCTAAGACACCATTAATCCAAAGATTCCACTCGAGGTCAGCTCCATCATATTCAATGTATATACTACCGTCAAAATTTTCAAATTGACCCGCTATTGTATTCCAGGTTAATGGGACATACGTTGTTAACCCATCTGCTGTATACGTTAATATAATACCAGATAAATATTGATTACATGGATTACAATGACCCAAAGTAGTTGAAAAATATGGGTATTTCTCATTGAATGCGGAAGTATCACCAATGGTCCAATCACCTACAGGAGCTGATGTTATTGGAAGACCAATCGTAAAAAGTGGTGTCGCTCCACCTAAAGGAACTGCACCATAGTAATATAGCTCCCACTCAGAATTTGCAGTATTATAATAAATATAGTATTTCCTTGGAGCATCAATGTATCCTATGGTATCGCCAGAAATTCCTGTTGAACTTACTGGAAAAAATGAAATGTTTAAACCACATGCTTCACCGGGATCCCCTTTTGCGCATCCACAAATAGCTGGTGGACAGCCGCATATGGTTTCTGCTTTTTGGTTTTTCTCATTCCATTTCCAATTTCCAATAGGTTCTGTTGAGACCAATGTACCTAGTGTGCCCACTACCACCCCGAGGCTCATTATATTTAGATCCCATTCACCTGGATATAATATAGGTTCAATCATTTGATAGTAATCTCCGGAATCATTTAGTGGTTCAGAATTCCATACTCCTGTTTGGGCATCATAAGAAAAACATATTTTAGTTGTTATCGATGTTTTTAAACCATCCGGTCCCCATGGAATATCTTCAGTAATTCCTAATATTATTCCAGTGTTGAAAATGCTACATCCACCAGGGCAACACGTTGCAATCCATGCACATCCGTTAAATTCCCAAAACTTTCCATTAACGGAATATTGGTCTCCAGTGATTGGGCCTATGGGCCATGAGATTAAATCAGCCATTGTTATTGTTATTTTGTTCAGGTTGTGAAGGCTCTACAGGATGGGATGCTGTTTGTTGCCATATTCTTTTGGCTTCTATCAATAAGCTCATACCAGATTTAAACACACCTTTTGTGGTTCCGCCTGATGGTGATTCTTTTGCTGATTTATTTTTATTTCCACTGGAATCTTTACATGAAGTGCATGCCATATTCTACCATTTATTTTTAGGACAACTCTCTGTTGAAAGTCGAGTTTTTTGTTTTATATAGCACGTACAAATGGTGCATCTTTTGCCCATTCTAAATGGACATGCTTCGCACACCTCTCTTCTGCTTTTTAATATATATCCATCGACTATTTTACCCCAGCGGATAAAAACGATCATGGCTTTTATAAATCTTAGAATTCTCATTAGCAATCACCAGATGTTAGAGTTAATGTGCCTACTAGTCCACCTTGGTCATATGCATATGGTGAATTAGCAATTAGAGCAGCAGAAGTGTAAGAAGTAACACCAGCTAACTGGTTTCCGTATCCATCGATATCTATAAAATATTGATATCCCTCCCAATTCAAACGTATCACCTCGTTGACCCCATTCCATCCAACCCAACCTTTAAATTTATCCGTGCAATTAATTAAGTCCCCAATGGTATCATAATAAACAGGCACCATTGTGGCTGAGTTACCTTTAAAAGTTGCACACATTCTCGAGCATCCAACATCACCACAATAGATATCAAAAGCATCACCCTCTCTTACAGGAACCCAATCATGATTAAATAATCTCTCTCTAAAACTTCCTGGGTGAATATTAAAACCGATGACTTCCAGACCAGCACCAAGATCTGCGGAAATAGTTACATTAGTCCCATCAAATTTAACAGCAACTGAATACCATCCCCATTCTGATCTAATGTACGGGTTGGCAGAATAGTAACGATCATTAACAGGATCCCATGTTAAATAAATCGGAGACCATTGAATATCCAGAGAGTACATCAACGTGATGCCGTCCCTATTTGGATAGCATTCAGTTGCACATTCTCCCAGGGTAAATGTTGCACCAACCTGCTCGTTGGTTGAAAGCCATTCGCTACCCGATATTAGGGCATTTTGATTTGGCGCTGCATTAATTTCCCAACCAGTGTTATTGATGGCAGCTTCATACATGTCCCATACAGGAATTGGAATGTTATTCGATTTATAGATTAGTGATACCTCGTTACTGTTTGAATCCCATCCGTTATATCTGACAGCTTGTGAGCCATTAATAATATCTGCTATTGAATCATATTCACTTGGATACAGAGTATACGGTCCTATCTCAGAAATTCCCACAGGCACAATTCCAAGATTCCTAGTGTCTACGCATAATTGACTATATACTAAACCACATTCTATTTGCACTATAGAAAATTCACTGGCCCATTCCGGAGATGAACTCACGAATATTGCTTCCAATATATTTGCTGTCGAAGATGTTGCAACAATGAGACCATTACGGGATATTATAAATTTCCATTGGGATCCTGTCCATTCAATCACCATTGGCTCCATGATGAACCCATCATATCTATTAAGATTACTGTTCCACGTAAAATATGAAACACCGTACCCGTAAATCAAACTGCCTTTCTTCTGAGAATAAATCACAGATATTCCGGAAATCTCAGGGTCGCATATGACTGCGGGTGGACAACAGGTTGAAACCCATCCACATCCATCAAACACCCAGGTATTTCCTAATTCGGAAGTAAAAATAGCATTTGGTAGAGGATCTAAAGGCCATTGCATATATCTATTAACTGGCATAATTTATATTATTTTTATATGTTATAGTTATTCGCATCTAAACACCATTATATATTCTGATGTTGAATTTCCTAAACTGTCAACGACAACTACTTTAAGCATAGTAAATGGTGGATTTGCATGAATAGTTTCATCTAGTGTTAATCCAACCTCAGATAACGAAGTCTCTCCATTAATAAAGCTCCAATTTATTGAATTAGTGCTAGCAAAGGACCATGCATATGAAAAAGGACCCACACCATTTACTGGAGCTGCAGTGAATCCCATAACATAAGTGCTATCAATATTAATTTTACAAAAATTCCGTGTAATATCCACTCTAAAATTTGCTGGACAGCAGGTATGCGTTGGTGTTACCCAAACGTATTGTTTTGAAACATTATCGTATGCATAAACTGCAAGTTCACCAGTTGTATTATTATACCATAGGGAACCTGGCAGCGTAGTTGCAGTTGTTACAGGACATGTTGGCTGATAATAAAAAGTTGCAGTCGGACAACAATCTTGCGATGGAGTTGCCCATGTTCCAATTTCGGTAACTGGGTCAATAACATAAATATATGTTACCCCAGTGTAACTATTGTACCAAATAGAACCCCCAGCCGGTTTTACAGGATCTGGAAATTTACCCGGACAGATTTCTTGATAATAGAATCCTGCACCTCCAGAACCAGTAGGTCCGGTTACTCCAGAGTCACCCTTGCTTCCCATCGGTCCAAAAACAACATCCTTTATTCCAGCACTACCAGGAGTGGCAAATAGTGTATATAGACTTAGGGCAGATGATTTTGGTCTATCTACTTCATGAAGCTGTTCCGATCCATTTCGGTAATATCTAACTTTGTATCCATCATATGTTATACCGTAAACATCATCTACACTTCCGATAGGATATGAGCTAATAGAATTAGTCTCCCAGATATAAAAAGTACCAGAACCATCGAAATAAAATCCGTACTGGAGAATAGTGGGATCGAAAGATCCAGTGGAGCTAGTTATTCCGTAAAATACTACCAAACTTGTGTCAGTTATACTCATCGAAGTAAATACACCATCAATATATCCCTCTTTGGATCTAACTTGGCTGTCGTATGAATTTGGACCAATTAGTTTACGAAATGCAGATGCTGAATTAAAATACTCAGCATACCCACTTAAAACCGGTGTCCATAGAGATGCTCCAGTTAAACCTAAACTACCGGTTGGACCCGAACTACCGGTTGGACCAGTAACACCATTAGATCCGTTGCTACCTGTTGGACCAGTAACACCATTAGATCCGTTGCTACCTGTTGGACCAGTAACACCATTAGATCCGTTGCTACCTGTTGGTCCGGTTGGACCGGTGAGTCCATGCAGACCAATCAGACTATAACTGACATAAAACTTAGTATTATTTAACGGGGAAATGTTGCTTATGGAAACCACAGATATATCATATCTTCTACCACCTGTTATTGTAAATTTACTACCTGTTTTTATTTTATAAACTATCAAATCACCACCATTGTTGGACGAAGTGACGTAACTAGAATAACCAGTACCGGTAAATGTGGAATCCAGAGAGTTTAATAAATAACTGTTGTCGTTACCATACAGATCAAAATCAGAAATATAAAGATAATTATCGGAGCCAACCGTAAGTGCACCCCAAATAGAATTAAAGCCAAATAGCCCACTTGCTATTGTGGTTGGCGAGATACCGCTGCTTATGTATTCATAAGGCAGACCGCCAGGATTGCCAGAATCACCCGTTGCTCCTGTTGCTCCGTTTGATCCAGTAGCTCCGGTAGCTCCTTTTACTACACCGCCACCAGACCCGCCACTTCCTGCCATTAAAATAGCACTATTGTTAGTTATCTTTATGTAAATAGGTTTAACCGGTCCAATGTTGGGTTTAATATTTGTTAAATTATTTACACCGGTTGCTGTATCAAGATATAATATGTCACCGGTAGCACCAGGTAAATCAGGTAGATTAATAACATATCTTCCAGAAGGCATAACTGTTAAATTACCAGGGGTTGGTAAATTTATACCGGAAACAAAACCGAATATTTTATCAACATCCGACTGAATACCCGAATCAACCTTTATAAATTCAGATTTATCATTCACATAAACCGGATCACCACCAGTTAATCCGTTCGGATTATTATTTGGATCTATATAAAAAAAGTTCTGATAATAATTTCTAAATCTAAATCTGGATTCTATATCATTTACCCAATATGAATAATCAGGTAATATACTGCTTTGGCTCTGTATCGGATCTAATATAGGTGCTCCTTCCGAATCAAGGTCAAATATTATCGAAGGCGAAACGTTTAGTGGTGAATTTGTACCTATCTGATCGGAAGAAGATATAAGATTTATGAAATCTGTATCCTCAACAATTAAAACTACCACATCATCATCCAATATTTGATCAATCGCTATAATTCTGAATGTATATCCATTAATTTGTCCCAACCACATTCCAACAGTAATATCACCAGAATTATAAACGTATGGGGTTGGAGTATTTGGATTGGAATGTTGTTGAGTATTAATTTTCATACTAATCTTCCAGCTATAAGGAAATCCATCATACGGATTTCCTGGATCGTTGTAAGTAGAATAAACAGAAGTCCCATCGGAAGTTATGATTCCACTAAGTAACTTCGGTGGAAATATTAATGATCTATTGAAATCCATATTTTAATTTTTTTATGATGTAGCTCCGAATGTCCATATTAATTCAACTGTACTCGACGAATCCGCCCCAGTATTTGCACTATTAACACCATACACAGTGAAGCTACTCATTGTTGAATTAGATGCTAAAGTAAATTGTGATGTTGAAGTACCAACTGGACTTTTTATAAACACATTATAACCGTTAGTTGCATTGGAAGTAAATGTAATAGGTTTAACTGAAGAGTTGTGAGTGACTGTTAAATTATTTCCAGAATTGCTTAAAGTATAGTTCCATGGTGCACCAGTTAAAGGAAGACCATCCGGACCTTTACTATCAATAAATGAGCTAAAGTTTCCGCCATTAAGTGCAGCAGTCACTGAAAAGAAAGGTTGGTAAGCATTTGTTACTGTCGCAAATTTACCATTTGATGAAATTATGGATCCAGCAAAATAAATTCCAGTAGCACCAGTAACACCCGTTCCACCAGCACCAAATACACCTATACCTGATGATCCAGCACCGCCACCCCCGGCAGCAAGACTAACACTCACAGAAGAAGAATCTGTTGCATTAACTATAAAATCGCTAGAGAAATCAACAGTGTTGGTTGGATACAGAACAGTTGTACTATTACTTTTAACCCTTAGACCAGCACCAGTTATACCTCCACTCCAATATTCCAGATCATTCCAGAATGTGTTACCGTCACCTATTTTTATATAAGTTGTGTCTGTTTCATATCCTATTTCGCCATCTAATAATATTGGATTATTAACTTGCCATTTCCCAGAAATGTCTCTTCTTAATTGTAATCTAAATGCCATCTTTTTGTATTTTTTTATATTCCGCTAGCTCCAACAGGAAATACCCCTCCTATTATTGGAGCAACGAATTGTGAATTAGCACCAGAATCGCCACCATCCAATATATCGCTAAATTTTTTACCTAGTGGATTCGTGTTGGTACGAAAATTACCGGAACCGTCCTCAATAGACGTTTCCAATGTTCCTGATTTTTTTATATAATTATTGCCAGTACCAACAAAAACAAGTTGATCATTGGTTGAGCTATGCTCGCCATCAATTATATTGGAACTAAATTTAAGTAAGGTATTATCCGCTCCCATTCTGTTAATTATTTATTACTATATATTCAAAAAATAAATAACTATCAAGAGCTTTTTGAAATTAAAGTATTATATCGTTTGGTCGCTTTAATGTATGCTGACTAAGTACCTGATTGAACTTAATTCCTGCTTGCATAAGATTACCTCTAAACCTTTCAGTGGTGAGATCCTTATCGGGAAGATATGTTTCTATATTTACTGAGAAATTAAATTCAACAAACTGAGGAGTTGATCCGTATGTAAATTCGCTAATCTTAACCATCTCGTATGAATCGGGGAATCCTACCTGGCACGGCACTCTAATACCTTCGTGATCAAAACTAAAAGTATACGTCTTATAAAATGTCTGTATGACCGATTGGTACATTTTAAATGCATCTAACAGGGTATCTGTTTTTATGGAAATACTTAAATTTATTTCAAGTGGTATTGAATTAACATACGATGAATGTGCTTTCATTTCACCCTTGCTATCCTCCTTAGTGTATGTCATTCTGGTGTATTTATTGGTCAGAGCAGCAATATTTATTTCGGAGGATGTAAAATTAACTATTCCTCTTGGTATAACATCATAGTTACCTTCCGCATGTATTTCATCGGTTAAACAGTTTTTATATTCGATATAAAAATCCTGCAAAAATGATTCTCCACCACCAAGAGAAAAGAAGAAAGGAACATACACCTCTAAAACTTGCTGCTGATCATTAACCTGAAGATAGGTTAGTTTTTCATTAAGTGATCTAATGAATGAAATTAATACTCCTCTAAGGAATACGTCGTCCGTGTTAAATTTTTCTAAAAATCCTGACATAATTAATACGTTACTATAACGAAGTTTGTTTTTGTTTTTGTTGTGGATCCGCTTGCATTAGATGCAGTTAACGTAACTGTATAAGATCCGGTTGTTCCATAAGCAACGATAGGATTTCTAATTGTGCTGCCTGTCGGAGAAGCTGATGGACCAAAGTTCCAAACCCATCCAGTGGGTGCAAATTGCCAAGGATTAGCTACACTAGTATCGATAAATGCTACTGTTCCACCAGGAACTATAGCAGCTGGCAATGTACCAGTAATCACGTTATTCGTTCCACTTAATGGCACAATGGGAGATGGCGATACAGTGAATTGCTTAATACCTCCTATGCTAATAACCTTAGTATTCGGAGACAATGTTCCAATCCCCTGAATTCCTATAGAAATGTACATTCCATTAAATAATCCCGTTGTTGTAGTAACATATATCGTAGAACCAGCACTGGTTGCACCAGGTTTAGATGTATACCCAGCGGTAGAACCAGCATATGAAAAATCAGTATATGGTGCAGTTGGTACCGGACCTACCCTGGTAGTTATCCCATCAGGTGTGGAATCAAAATCAGGATAACCAAGAGGTATATTATCCAGTCTACCTGGGGTTTTCTGTTTAATTATAGGAATCTCCGCGTATCTTATTGAAAGAGGAAGATTACTATCATTGAGATATTTAGGATGGCTGAAAGAATCATTATCGTACTGGGTTTTTGTTATAGCAATTACATTTGTGTAATGTAATCTAAGCATTTCCGAACAATCCTTAACAGTAACACTGCTAAGTGTTTTTATAACAGCAAATGATTTAAGTATACCCTCAACACTAGCTGCTATACCTGGGTTATTATATTGAATGAAGAAATAATCAGAAACACTAGGTGAAATGAATAATGGGTAATTTTTTACAGTAGTTGATGTTTCCGGATAAGCTTGAGGAATTTCTACTCTGGGTGCTATGTAACCAGCATTGAATATTCCACCAGTAGTTCCGGGCACAAAACTAGTGGAAGGAACATTTCTTAATTCGGGAATAGTGTCCTTTAGGGCAATAAGCTGATTGTTTAGCTGTCTTGGTGTTTTTGTTATTTTTGGAGCTTTTATTTCCACCGCATCATCTACAATTTGAGCAGATTGTCTAATTCTAATCGGGGTTCCGTTTGTTCTACCTTCTCTCAATTCTTTGTGTTATTTTCTCTATATATCAGAGAATGACACACTTTAAAACTGTTCCCTATTTATGGTAGAAAAATTATTGGTTTTTTTGATATCCAATTTCCAATCGAATATTTCATGTGGCATTGGAGCATGGTTAACAACAAATATATTTAGCCCCATGTCTCTCGAATTTTTCTGGAGTATTCTAAGTATAGATCCAACACCATCAGGATCAACCGAACTAAATAGCTCGTCCAAAAAAAGAAGATTTATAGAACTAAATTTTAATTTCATCAATTTCATTATTGCTATTAGAACAACAAAATCAACCTTCTTCATTTCACCGGTACTTAATGTTGGAATTGGAATTTCCATTCCCATATGATAAACCGTTGCTTTGAATTCCTCGTCGAATATTACCTGATAATCAAGATGTAAAAGCTCCAATAAATCCATTATCTCAGAATTTAGCGAAGGAAGAATTGTTTTTATCGCCATTTGCTTTACCCCTCTTTCGCCAAGTATATCATCTAATGTTTTTATCCAATTGTTCTTTTCAGCTGTTTTAAAAACTTCAGAATCAAAATTCTCCTTATCGTCCTCTAGTCCTTTTATTATTCTTTCAAGTGACGTTACCTGGGACTTGTTATTTTTACTTTCAAGATGCTTAATACTAAATAATATTTCCCTTATTTTATTTTCTATCTTTGAACCTTTCTCGGTAATTTCTTTTTTCTTGGCAATGAGTGAAGCCTCGCTATTTCTTAGATCTATGAGAAGAGCCTCTGTTTCTTCCAATTTGGATTTTTTTTCATCCTTGTCTAATGTTATAGATTCTTTTAAACTCTCGTGAAATTCACCAGCCAATGAACTCTCACACGTTGGACATTTATCAGATTCGTATAATTTTAATCTTCTAGTAAGCTCATCGTGGGATGCTCTAACCTCTATTAAATTCTTTGTAGCATTGCTAACTAAACTTTTAAGGTTCGTTTCATCAACTTTAAATTCATCAACTTTTATGGAGTGTAAGGTCTGCAATTTTTTAAGTGAATCCAGAGTTTCTTTAAGCTTTGCACTCTCCTCGCCAGACTCCTTTTCAACCTCAACCGATAAATCCTCCATCTCCTTATTTGATCTTTCCAGTCCCTTAACTGTAGCTGCTATATTTCCGGATAAATTATCCAATCTCTCCTTTATTCTTTTCGTTTCGCTCTTAAGAGTTTCTCTCATTTGATTAAGAATATGGAATCCAAATATCTTATCAACTATTGCTCTTTTATCTTGCGGACTCATTTTTATAAATGACTTGAAATCATTTATAGAAAGGGAAATGGTATTATTAAAAACATAATAAGGTATCCCAATAAGATCATCGGCAAGGTAATCCTGTATATTTTTATTACCTGCCTGATCATACTTAACCCCATCTATATGCAGTTCAAATAACGAAGGTTCAAGCCCTCTTTGTACGCTTATTACCCTACCATTGTTCTCAAATTCGATACCAACCCACGCATGTCCATTTATACGGTTTGGTATTTCGCCAAGTTTTTTTCCATCCACCTTACCATACAAAGCAAATCCAATTACCTGCGATATCGTACTTTTACCAGCACCATTCTCACCAACTATCTGAACCAGGGATGCAGTTTCATCAAACTCTAGAATTTGTTTTTTGTTTCCGTACGAGGAGAAGTTTCTCCATTCTATTTTGCGAATCTTCATATTAAAGTTTTTGGTCCTGTTCCTGCATAGAAACTATATTATGTAGCTTCGATAAACTTGTTATTATTCTATCTCTTGTTTCCTGCTCAACATCCATACATTTAACATATTCGTGTATGAAATCCATAACATTAAATTGCTTGCCCTCCTCGGCATCAATTATATGTTGAGAAAGATTTGCTGCTTTCCCTGCATCATAAGGATGGAATTTTAATGATCTCTGTGATGATATCATATCAGTTAATATGCCGATTGGTGCTTTTAGAGCAATCGTTGGATCTATCATGACGTCAACAAAATTGTTTCTAAATTTTGGTTCAAGATCACCCGGTGTTAATTCAAGTATGTCATCAAAAAAGAACTTTTTAAATTTAGGTGAAAAATTATTATCGAATATCGTTTCTGACATATCAGATAAATGAAGTAAGGTTACAGACTTCTGATTATCCATATCGGATCTTGTTATTTCATACGGTGATCCAAGCATTACTATATTTTCAGTTCTTTGAGCATAGTGAATGTGACCAGAGTACACACGACTAAATTTTTTAAATTTATCGCGTGCGGACCCGGACTCGACATTAACATATCTATTAAACTTAAGTCCTCTTATATCAGCATGGCAGCAAAGAACATCATGAGGTTCGGAAAAATCCAATGTTTCCTCCTCAGTCTTATGATCCTTCCGCCATGGCATGAAAAGAAAGCTTCTATCAGAAAAATTTGCGGATACTGGCTCATCAAATACAGTTATACCAGGGATCCATTTTATTGATCTGAGTGAATTTATATCATTTGTGTCTTTTGCCCAGATGTCATGATTGCCTAATATAAAATAAACACCATCACTAAATATAGCAGAAAATTCTTCAGCTATTGACATTCCGAGATTAAGAACTTTTAAATTTATACTCTGTCTCGAGTCGAAGAAATCACCAAGATGCACAAGTATGTCACCCGGTTGATAGTTTTCTCTAACCAAAGGAAAAAACCAGTCAAAGAAATATTCTCTGATTTGGTCTATCCATTCATTTGAGTTATTTCTAACTCCCAGGTGAGTATCAGTTATAAACCAAACTCTTTTAGCTTTGTTATTGCTGATCCTTAAATGTTCATTCATTAAAATAATTTTTTTATCTTCTTCTTAGTTAATATGCTATATTTAACCTCTAGCTCATTTATGATTATCTCCTTATATTTTATGGGAGTTATTTCATATGCTTTTGCATAAGGTATCTGGACATAGTCACAAATTGAAACAAATTTTTCAGAAAATGAATATTCTGTTTCTTCCAATTTCTCAAGTACTTCCTGAAATAAATGAGGAACCAAATCCTTAGGTATTTTCTTCTTGTAACTTAATGGAAACCATCTGGATTCCTGGAATGCCTCATAAACAAGTTCTTCCAATCTTTTTTTATGATTGTAATCCTCCTCGTCATACGATTCGCTAAGTATTGTGTGTGATTGATCTAGATCAAAACTATCGTTATAATCATTGTCTTTCGTTGGATTGTTATGTGCTCCGAATATTTTATCGCCCAATTGTTTTTTTACTTCTGGCTTAATATCTTGGTCATCGTCTTCCTCTTCTTCGTCGTGGGTTTCCCCTGTTAATTCCAACATCTTTTATTGGTTATTTTTACTCAACATGCATTGGCACATTTAGGTCTTCCGTTATTCTCATGTAACGGTAATCAACATTAAATACCTTATATGCATTTTTATAACCATCATCTCTATTTGCTAATATTTTCAATTTATATTGTTTATTAGCGTGCATAATAGGATCTTGGATGATACCAAACATACCATCAACAGTAGCAACAAGACCAGAAGATTCAGCAGCTGAGTTTATACTTAAATCTGTAGAATCAAAATCAGTAGCTTTAGTTTGTGTTGCAGTTATAATTGACCAAGTATTGGCCATTGCAACACCTCTTAAATCCTCAGCAATCTGTTTGATTTTCATGTAGGTATTCTCAGTATTTGGATTCCTCCAGTTTTTCATAATGTTAATATAATCTACTACAACTATCTTAAATTTTATTCCTCTTTTTTCCTCAACTTTTCTTAAATATCTCTCTATGTCATTAACTGATGCTTGCGATGTTGGAAATTCCTTAATCAGTAAATGACCAGGAACCTTCAGATTATCATAAGTAACAGATTCTAATTTCTTTTTAATCAGGATTTCGTCGTTTGCAGTATCATTATATTCAGCAACATTAATACCTAACATATTCGATCCCATTCTCTTTACATATTTTCTATCACCCATCTCCAAGGATATCACAGCAACGTTATGACCTCCCTTAACAGCCTGCGCTGCCAAATTACCTAACCACAACGATTTACCAACCTTAGGCATACCCATAAAAACATAAAGAGCTTTAGCAGAAAATCCTCCACCTAATACCGTATCTATGAAAGGATATCCACTCGTGAAGGTATTGTGTGTTAGCTGCTTGTGATTTTCAGGACTGAAGAAATCTAATCCCTCATCAAAAGAAAAATCTATATTATTTCTCTCAACAATTATATTTTTGAAGTTGTCAATAACAGATTTTATATTTTCCGATGTTACTGGGGTTGATTGTATGTACTTAAGAGCGTCAACAGCAGAATTTGTTAAGTTTTTATACTCAACAAAAAATTCAGTGGTTTCTCTAAGCCATTCATCCTCGTATTGGGTAAGATCAATCTCATAAATAGATCTGATCTCATTCATATCAACGTTATCCGGATTGCCTTTCAACTTAAAAGCTTCAACCAGCTGATCAGCAGTTGGCATCTCGTGATACTTGTCCCAGAATTCTTTAGCGCTGTTAAAGATTGACCCTAGCGACTCGTTCTTAAAGAATCCTCTTTTACAGGTTTCCAGATAATTCGGGGTATCTAAGACATATCTTAGAATTACATTTTCGGAATGTGATAAATCCATATATGGTTTATTAATAAGGGTTATTTTTTATTTTATACCATTTTTTACTGGCGGTGCTCTTTTTTGTTTCCGTAAATTCTCCGGATTCAACCATTTGTTTCACCAAATCACCGTGTTTTGTGGTTTCCCATGAGGATCCAAACACGGAATTGAAAGTTTGGTGTGAAAATTCACCATTAGGTCTTTTATCTTTAAAAAGAAATAAACTTAGCTCATATATGATATCCTCCTTCGTTGGATACGCAGGCATAGTTTTCCAAAGACCTAATATGTATTTGAATTTTATCTTGTCCTTATTCATCGTCCTCTTCAGAGTCAGTGTCCAATACTACACCCTCCTCGTCAAGTGTACTAAGTAACTCGTCATGATCGGGTAGATCAGGAAATTTGAATTTGTCCTGAATTACATTCTTATCAAGTTGTTCAAGAACCTCTTGGGTAAAAACTTTATCAGTAAATAACTCGGTAGAAGCAACAGTTTTACCAAGGTGTCTAACACCCCATCTTGTTGATGATGCAGACGGCTTGAATACAGATTCTTTCTTACCCTCAGCATTTTTAACTTCCTCAAATTTACCTCTCTCCACACCACAAGATTCCCAAGAAACGTAGTCTTGTAAACCAACATATGGATTCATACCATTTGCAAATGAGATGTGAAATTTAACAGGCTCAGGAATTGTGAATCTGCTTTTCTTAAGCGTTGATGTAACAACTATACCAGTTTTTGTACCTGCACCATCCTTTAATTGAGCCTTAGACAAGAATGCAACAACTGACATAGCAAATATAGGTCCGTCACCACCAGAACTTTCTTTGGTTGGAATATAAGCTCCACCACCAGCATAAACGTGATTTGTACAAATTAAAGGGATTTTAGCAGCGGTAAGATCCAATGTTATAACTCTGAATAACTTTCTAAGCTCTTTTGCTTTAGCACCCATATCGGAAGCGTTATGTCCTTTAAGAGCATCAGCAAGCTCCTTGTCAGTGCTTAACATACCGAGTGAATCAAGGACTATAAGTATTTTTGGTTGCTGTCCAGCAGATTTAGCTTTATTGACAAGTTCCATAAGATTGGAAACAAATGTTTGGAATTGTGAAACTGTCTTTATTGGTTGATATCTGATCTTATCTGTATCTATACCAAATTTCAATGCCCCTGATTTATCAATAGCACCCTCGCTGTCGCAATAAATAACATCATAACCAATTTTTTGAGCTTCTCTAACGACATTAAGACAGAAGAAAGATTTACCTGTACCTGGATCTCCCATCACGCCAAATGATCTATTATTAGGTACTCCACCAAATAGAGTTCCGGATATTTGTGCATTTAATAAAAAGTTCCCAGTAGGAATCCATTCATCAACTTCACTGAATGTGTTTGTTGTAAGTATCGAACCTGTTTCAAATCCACTTATCTTGGAAAGTGATTTATCAAGATCCAAGAATGAGAATCCTGAGGTTGATTTTGTTGCTGTTGTTGTTTTAGCCATATTGAAATGTAATTTTATATCTTTAATAATATGAAATTAATCCAATTATGTTTCGGGATTTGTTCTATAATATAATTTTATTAAACATTCGAATTGCTTATTGTATTATATTGATTTAAAACTTTGGCGGGTGTCTATCTAATTTAAAGATTGGGATAAGATAAGACTAGATAATTAAGTAAGGGCTCTTAGAGCTATAGTATAGTATAGATTCTTGACTTTTCTGGTAAATTAGATAATTATTTTAGCAGGTATTTTTCGATTTGTTCCATATTTTCTATATTATTTTCTTATAGAATAATAAAAAACAATAAGATTTATTTATTGAGGATCATTTTCTTTATTTCTTCCCTGTGTATATTTATCTTTCCTGCATCGTTATAAAGATCACGCATGGCATCATTCGAGTTACCATATGTTTTACCCGTTACTGCACCAATAGTTTGTATTGCCTTCATTGTTGGTGCTTCGTCTTCCTTGCCGTATTCGCCAGTAGCTTTGGTTTCAATTCCAATTTTATTCAATCTTGCTCTAAATTCTTTAACTGACTCAGCTTTGCTAATAAATTCTTCCCTTTCCTGTTCAGATTCACCTTCAGCTGGTGTAGAAAATGCACCTTTGAATCTTTTTATTTGGCTGTCTATTTCTGTAGATTCGATTTTCCCTTTGAGTTTGCTTAGATCAGTTAGCTCGGAAATTACCTTATCACCCTGAGCTACTAATTCCAATCCTCTGCTGAGATACTCTGAGTTTGTCGCCATTTCTCTGTTAGCTCCAAGATACTCATCCTTCCATTTGTTTAATGCACCATCAGGTCTGATGATTATATTATATTGCTTCTGTATGTCCTCTAGATTTTGTTGTCTAGTTTTACTGGTCATATCTCCATTTACACCATTTTCTATGATTAGCTTAAGTCTGGAATATGCATTCTTTATGAAATCAACAATTTCGCTTGCAGAGCTTCTGCATTCTGTCGCATCTTTTGGATCCGCACCATTTATCACATTATCAACTTCCGATGCTAGCCCTATTATAACGTCCATAAGCATTTCTGCGGTGTGTAATTCAGCTGGAACATCCGGATCTGCCTTTTCTTTTCCAGCCAATATTGTGCCATCCAGAGCTCCGTCTCCTATTCCGGAAACAAACTCCTTTGCTCTTCTAGTCCATCCCCAAAATCCGCTTACTTTAGGTTCGTTCTTTTTACCTTCTTGTTCAGGCATCTTATCTTATGTTTTTTAATGATTGTGTTAATGCTTTTAGATAGCTTCTATTTTTATCAGCAGCATCCTCCTCAGTATCCATATGCTCAAGTTCTATCATAGCTCCCTGTGTGAATGCGTTAACTGCAGCTTGAAAATATTTAGCAGCCTTCATTTTTTCGTTATACACAAGAATATTTGATTTGTCCAATTGATCCTCGTATGCCTGTTTAAGCAAGCTTCTCTGTTTTGTGTAATATTCATCATCAGGATACTCTGAGCCTTCGCCGAAGCTACTTCTTTTAATTTCGTCATGCGATATTGTTTTCGTTATATCTCCCCTAGATTTTGCTCCGTTTTTCCTCTCTTCTGCCTCTTGTCTAAGTGCATCTAATTGACCTATGTATGCATCCAGTATATTTTTACCGTCAGCATCAGTTATCTCGTGACTTTTTCCCTCCGTGTAAATTTGATTAGCAAGATCTCTTAGTCCTTCCCAATATTTTTTATTATTTGCGAATGATGGATTTTCTGCGTCTAGTGCATCTCTCAGACTTTTAAGTCCGCTGTTTGAAATATTTATCGAATTACAATAAGCTCCTAAATAAAGACCCATTTTTGTTATTACGCTAACAGCTTCTTTACCGAATTTAATGCAATTGCTAGCTGCTGTTTTACCAGTATCTTTTGTTTTAATCTCCATATTATCCTTGTATTTAATACCTGACTTGGATGGAGTATTTTGCTCCTCCCCGTCATACTCGAATATAGCAGAATTAAATTTATCGAAGTTTAATACTTTCATGATTATTTAGATACGATCAGATCTTTTAATTTGTCTTTGTTTGCTTTGAAGTTAACTACTGCTTTTCTTAATTCAGGAGTTAATTTTTTACCATCCTCTGTTGCTTTTATTAAATCAACACCTGTTAATCTAGTTAGCATAACTGCAAGTTCCTTAACAGCTTTTTCTGTATTGGCCCCGTATCCCCCGTCTGCTTTTACAGCAGCACTTGGGAATATGTCATTATATTGTGTTTGGAATTCCTGAATAGCTTTGTAATTTTCTCCGCTCTTTTTAAGATTTTGCTCATTACCTTTAACTGTACCAGAAACGATTTCTTTGAAATCTGTGCTGTCCTTAGCAGCTTTGTCCTTATCGGCTTTTTCTTTATCCTCTTTTTCTTTGTCAGCTTTAGCTTTTTCTTCTGCAGCTTTTTTCAATGCAGCTTCCTGTGCCTTTGCATCATCAGCTTTTATTTTATCATTAAGTGCTTGTATGCTTTTTGCTGCATCATCCATTGCATTCTTAACATTCTGATCAATCTCAAGTTTTTTAGTACCAGATGTCACAGCTGCCATAAGTTTATTTTTTAAATCCTCTATTTTTGCTGGGTATCCTGCAAGCTCTTCCTTTCTTTCCTTTCTCTTCATATCTTCCCATTCCTTAGTGTTTTTAAGGTGCTCGATTTCTTTAGTGGCTTCTGCAGAAATTTTAGATGTTTCGGATTTAAGGAAATCTGATGTGCTGTCCTTGAATTGATCCGCTGTAGCTACCACACCATTCTGTAATTGATTAGCGTAATCTGTTCTTTGTTCAACCCAAGTTTGTTTATCAAATAAACCCTCGTTAAGAGCAGCTAGATTGTCACCATATTTAAGAGAAGTACTTACATTTTCAACTTTAGGCTTAGCAGCTTCAACCTTAGCAGCATCAGCTTTAGCGGCTGTTGCATTAGCAATTAATTGTTTGATGAATCCAGTAACTTGTAATTGAACAGCAGATTTTATACCGTCCTCTGATTTTTTACCGTCAGGAGTTGCTATTAATGTATTATAAGCCTTCTGTAAACTTGCTGCTGCTGATTTACCATCCGCAGAAATATCAGAATACTCAGGTTTTAATTTACTACCAAGTACTTTATTTATCAGTTCATTAAGTTTATCACCTATCTTTGTAACATCCTTTTCGTTATTGATGCTTTGTAAATCATCTATACCGTCTTTGTATCCTCCGTCAACCTTATTAGCAATTGTTGTGAACAATTGGAAGAAAGTAACCACAATTACATCTGCTGTTTGTGTTGATTTATTTGGTTTAAGATCAGCAGGTTCTGCTGGTTTTGCATCCGCTGCTGGTGCTGCTGGAGTTCCCGCTGCTGGTGCTGCTGCCGGAGCTGGTGTATCAACTTCGAATAATTTGTTAAAGTCTGAAAACTTTAGTACTCTATCTTTCATAATAAATTTTTTTTTGTACTGTATATATCAATAAAAAAAACCATAACGGAATACGTTATGGTTTTTTGTGTTAACGAGTAGTAAACTGCTCATTAACGCGGATTTAGTGAGATAGTGAGTAGTTTACTACTCGTTACTAGAATAATATTCTATCCAATGTGAAATCATCTCATCCAGCATAGTTTCAAAAGTGTATTTAGGTGTCCATCCTGTTTCATTTCTCAACTTTGACGAATCCCCCTTAAGATCTTCAAGTTCCTCGGGTCTCATAAATTTTTCATCACTCGAAACATACTGTGTCCAATCCATTCCAAGCTTACCAAATACATACTGAATCAATTCAAGTACTGAATGTGAGACACCAGTAGAACAAACATAATCACCAGATTCTTCTTTCTGTAGCATCATCCACATTGCTTCAATGTAATCTTTTGCGTGGCCCCAGTCTCTCGTCGCATTTAGATTGCCTAAGACGAGTTCTTTCTCCATACCTAGCTTAATCCTTACCGCTGACTTTACGACCTTGTTAGTGACAAAATTTGTGCCTCTACGGGGTGATTCGTGATTGAATAAGATACCGTTGCTTATGAACATACCATATGAGTTGCGATAGTTCCTGCATATGTTATACGAGAAAACTTTAGCGCATCCATATGGACTAACTGGATTAAGTGGGGTTGTCTCTCTTTGGTAACCGTCAGGATCAATTGAATTACCGAACATTTCCGATGATGATGCCTGGTACATCTTTATTGATGGATCATATATTCTTATTGCTTCCAGAAGATTCAAAGTTCCCATCCCAGTTGCTTGTGCTGTGTATACCGGTTGATCGAATGATATTCTTACGTGTGATTGTGCTGCAAGATTATAAACTTCGGATGGGTTTGATTTTTTTAGAGCATGTAACAACGAAGGCACATCGAGTAGATCAGCATAGATTAGGTTATCTTTAATCTTATCATAGATTGAATCCAATCTAGCGGTTTGATTTTCTGATACTGAATTTCTTTTTATCGTTCCATATACTTCATATCCCTTATTGATTAGAAACTCTGCAAGATAACTTCCGTCCTGTCCATTTATGCCTGTTATCAATGCTCTTTTAACTTCTTTCATTTGTTTATTAATTTAAAAACCTGGGGGTGTATATCTAATTTAAAGATTTGGATAAGACTAGATAATTAAGTAAGGGCTCTTAGAGCTATAGTATAGTATAGATTCTTGACTTTCTTGGTAAATTAGATAATTATTTTAGCAGGTATTTTTCGATTTGTTTCTTAATTTCTATATTATTTTCTTATTGCTTATTAATTACCTATAAGATTTTCTTATTGTCTTATTTTTGGATAGCTTTCGTTGAACCATTCTATTGATTTTTTGAGTCCATCCCTTATTGGTGTGAATTCAAAATCCTTGAACATTTCAGTTATTACAGAGTTATCGCTGGGCTTTCTAAACTGTCCATCAGGTTTGGTTTTATCAAATGTTATATTACCCTCATATTCCATAAGTTCTGCAATTATCTCAACTACAGCTCCTATAGATATTTCCTCCGATGTTGATAGTATTACTGGATCGTCCCCTTCGTAATTATCATAAAGAAGTCTAGTTAGTTTTGCAACATCCTCTGAAAATATAAATTCTCTTAATGGCTTACCTGAACCCCAAACTTTAAATTCTGTGTTATTCTTTTTTGCCAGATACATCTTATGTATTAGCATAGGTATAACGTGTCCTGATTCTAGATTATAATTATCATTAGGTCCGTAAATATTACACGGTATAACGCTAAAGTAATTAACACCGTACTGTTCTCTATATGATTTTATTTGTATATCCGCCATTCTCTTCGCGTACGCATACCCGTAATTTGATTGATGTGGCGGTCCAAGATGTATTTTTTCTGGAGATAATGGATACTGGACGTCATCCGGAA